CTAGGGAAAATTCCACTGATAGTAAGCATGATTGCTTACTATTAGTTTGAAACCTAAGAGGTCAAATTTAAGCAATCACGCTCACCGAGTTTAGAAGAACCCGCGCCAGTCGGCCACAGACTGGGCTTTATTATACAAAATTCTAATACTATTATACATCTATTAATACATCTAAAATACATTCTATATACAAAATTCACTCTATCTAAGCATCCGTTGGGACGCGATTTAAATACATACGTGGTGCACCTGTGAAGAAGAAGAGAGTGAAATCTTCTCCTGCAGCAACATGGAAATCTTGATAATAGTTTCCTGTCACATCTTGATCAACATCAGCAACGACCGTCCACGCTTGGTCAAAACTCTGTGCTGTTGTTTTGTCGGCTAATTTAGCTGGATAGAACCTTAAATTACTGTAGAAAGGCACTTCAACCTCCAAAGCTGGCATTACTCCACGATTAGTGATGGAAGCTCCCGAAAAAGTACCAGGGAATCGTCCATACACATCAAAATTCTTAGTCGCGGATGTTATACCGACTGTTGAGTCCTTATACGTTCCATTATCCCTATACGCAGCGTACATTTTATTTTCTGTGGGATGTGGTTCTGTCATACTCGTTTTCCACTTAATACCACCTCTCCAACCGGAAAAGGCAGGTGTCAAATAATTCATTAAAGTGTTATAGCCGTAATTATATCGATTAGCGCCACCATCTACACTAGTGAGAGCTCCAGGTGCGAAGCCTCTATACAAAGGAAATATGTCCTGACGAATAAGCCAATATCCATTACCACCACTCGTGCGTGGTACGCATCTATGGGCACAATACCTTTTAAGTAATTGCCTAAAAGACATTATTTCCTCACCGAAGAAAACATGCGAATATGCATCCTGTGTAGAAACTTTCTGGAGCATAGTCATGTCTGTATCTTGAGAGTCGGGCTTATCAGGTTGTGTTGTATCTTCCTGATCCATTTTAACTTGTGGTTCTGCCATCTGGGGTTCGAATTGTGTAGGCGAAGCCCCCGGATCAGCGAAAAATGTGTAAGACTCTATGGTGTTTATCGGTTTTCTGAATTGCATGTCATCCCCGCAACTTACATATACATTTACTTTTACATCATTGTTTACAGTTGAGTTAGGTGTGACCAATTCATTGACACAATAGAC